ACATAGCGGTGTTGGGAATCGCCTTGGCGATCTTGCTCAGCCCCAATCATCCCGCCCAACAGGGCATCTCGAACCTTGGTATTCCTAGCCTCGACCTGCGCTTGGTCCTCCTTCCACCATTCTTGTTTGATCTTCATAAGGATCAACCGAGTTGGCTGGCCGTCTTTACCTACCTCTTGTCCGGAGACAACACTTACTCGGGAGCCAAGATCGGTGTTACCCGAGAGGGCGGAATCGCCGCCGAGGGAAACATTGTTGACCTTGATCTCGCGTTCATCTACAAATTCGTACCCACCGTCCAGAGCACGCTGGAGACGCTCGCCGGTGCTGAGGAACCAGTGGAGATGGTATCCAGGGATTTCAGCAGTTTCAAGTCGCTGAACCGGCACGGACATAGGGATGCGCTTGCGCTCCCGTGCGGCGGTGCTGGATGTTGCTGGGTTTAATTTCTCAATCGCCATGATTATGCTCCAAAGTAAATCTCGGCGTAACGACTACGCCATTCGTTGATAGTTTTGTACTTCTTGCCTTCCCCAACGAAACGCTTGGCGTCGCCGTCGCAGGCTTCGCGGGCTTCGGAGGGCATAGAGGCGTAGCTGCGACCACGAGTACCGGAGGCGTTGCCACCGTCACTGCCACGAGCACCTTCGACTTTGTCTCCGCGAGGTTGCTGGACGCCCAGTTCCTTGTCGACTTCGGCCAGGACTTTGTCGTAGAACACGCGACCGGAGGACGTCTCGCCGCCTTCCCGAAGTTCCTGAGCGACTGCAAGGGCCAGCGCTGTCTTGCGCTTGTTGGTACCAAACCAAGGGTTCTCGGCGTTCCATTCCACCAGGGCGGCGTCGGGAGTAAACTGAGGCTCGGGAGCTGGAGCGGGAGCTACCTTAGCCGCCGGTTCCGTCACGGCCATCTTGGTGAGCTGCTCCGTCAGTTCCGCGACCCCTTCATGATCGCCAGCCTCACTCGCTGCGGCCAGCTGGGCCTTGACTTGGCGGCGAGCATCCTCGACTGCCTTCTGAGTCGCAACAGTATGGCGCTCTTCCATCTGAGCGATAGCGTCCTGAGCCGTCTTGAGCGCCTGCGCAGTTGCCTGGGATTCCCGTTTGAGAGAGTCGAGTTCATTATGAAGCCGCTTATTTTGTTCCTTGACGATGGGAAGGACTTCCTCGCCGCGCTTGATGTAAGTGTCAGCGTCGACAAAGCGGGAGGGATCACCCTTGAAACGGGTCGGAGGAATCCAGCCCATCTTCTCAGCTTCGCGCTGGACTTCGATAGGCTGCTGGCTTTCCACCACGGGGGCTTCTACATCAGACATGATCCGCCTCCTCATGCGTGATGGCACAGAAGATATCCCGGTCATTCACCAGCCGGTAGGACTGGCCATCCGCCGGGCCTTTGACCATAGCGCCAGCAAACTGCGTGACCATGACTTTTTCACCCAACTCCGCGCGGGGGGAGGGTTCATCATGCCAGGCATTGGGGCCGATGGCAATCACAGTCGCCCGCATGTCAACCATAGACAGGCGGCCTTGGACCGAATCAGGCAGAACCAGCAAGGACTGCTTGCGCTCCGGTTCGTACTGGCGAATCAACACAGCGACGCCCCGAGGCTCGAGGCCTGAGGTATTCAAGTTACTCATCTTTCAACTCTCCTAGGTACGTTTCATAATCAAGGTCTTGAACAAAGGCGTACCCTTTGCAAGTACCGATATTACCGACATTCGTCAGGGCCATAGCCGTGGCGTCGTAGTCGGTAAAGCTACCTCCCTCCCAAGCATGGCGCATTTCGTCCCGCTTGGCCGCGAGGATTTCCATCACCGCCAGGGTTACTGGGTGTGACTTCCATTCCAAGAATTCGTCTTCCGACATAACTCTGCTCATTTTTTACTTTCCGCGGGTTTAGCCGCCGCCTTGAGGCCTAGCTCATGATCCGACTGGATCTTTGCTGCGGCCAGCATCTGTTCGATGCGAGTGTTGATGTGCTCGTTCTGGCGTTTCATGTCAGCGATCTGGGCGTTTACCATAGCCACCTGGGCGTAGACCACTTCAGTTTGAGCGTTAGCAGCTTCATTCTGCGCCTTGGCCTGGAGTTCCACGATCTTGGCGTTGTTAAGGCGCTGCTCTTCCTGGAGAGACACGATAAACTGCTGCATCGCGGCTTGCAAGGCCTTGTCTTGCTCGGCCAGACGACCTTGAATCTTCGCTTCCTCGATAACCAGTTTGGGGTCCTTGGCCGGCGGCTGACCAGCGGTGCCCTGGAATACCTCGGGGATGTTATCGATCCGAAGGGCCTTGAGGTAACGAGTTTCCACAGCATCTTTGTTGTATCCTGCGGTTGTAGCGGCGGCTTGTTTCAACCCCACTGCTTGCTGGAGACGCATGGTTTCGCTGGTCACGTTCGGGTCGGCGACTGGCGCGATCATGCTAGCATCACCCTGGTAGTCGGCGCGGGTGGCACCATAGGCCTGGGGGACGTCCGGCGGCAAGAAGGTCCCGTTGAGGTGGTACAGTTTCGCGAATTCTTGTTTCGCAGACCGCCAGATGCGCTTGAAGATTGCTGTGTAGATCTTCTGCCCCATCTCCACCATAGTCTGCATGGAACTAGCGGGGGTGTTCTGACCGGGATTCTCTCCCACTGTGATGTCCGTTGTGCCACTCACGCGAGAGGTGTAGTTAATCAGCAAGCTCAGCAATTGAAAAAGTACGTCCGACGGTGCATTGACAGGAAGGGGATAGATCGACTTCCGCAGATCGTCACCAGTCGAATCAACCCTCTTCCACTCAAACGGCGCGAGAGTATAAACTCCGCCTCTAATCTTGGCTCCACGGCCGAGGAATCCCCCAGCAGTCGTCTGCATCGTGCCGCTGTCAAGAAGCATATTGACCAGCGAATTAACCGCCTCGTTGAGGGGTCCAAGGAATACCCCAAAGCCAATACCATAGATGCCTCCGTCAGGGGAAGGGATGAAGGTGTTCTCGGTGAAGTACTCCATAGGAGTGATCTTGATGATCTTGCCCTTGTTCGCCCCGAGGGCTACGCGCTCGATGTCCTTCTCCGAGTTGAACCTCGTAACGATCCTCAGCACCTTCTTCGACCCGTGCTCCAGGGTCACAATATAAGGCTCGGCGTAACCGTCTCCATCCAGGTCGAGTGTGCAGTGTTGCTCAAGCATGAGCAGAGATGTAGTGTCATCCGGTGGAGGGGGGGTTACGCCTTGCCTGTTGTCCTGTTGAATTTGCTGCTCGCTGCGGCGAGGGGCGGGTGCAGCAGTGTACCAGGCTTCCTCGAGACAGTCCGTGTAGATGCCCCGCATGATCTTTTCGTAGATCTCATTGCGGGACATGGGGATTCTATGGGTCTTGCGCGGACAGTCCTCGACGGACTTGGCCCAGTAGTCGATGACCAGATCCTTGGCCAGGACCAGCTCACTCACGTTGTGGCGGAGGGAAGAGGAGTAATACGACTTCTTAAAATTCGTGCCGACGATACTGAGGTTCAGTATTGCCTTGTCCGCCTGCGCTTCCCAGTTCGTGTCCTGGTACAACAGCTGCCAAGACATATGCTGGCTGATGCGCTCGCTACGCTCCAGTGCCGCCGCGTCGTTGCCGAAGGTAGCGCACTTGACGATTTCACTCCCGTTGACTATGGCAGGGTAAGCGCGCGCATGGAACTGCATCGCCGCGATGGTCACGAGGGGGAAGTTGACGTTGGCGCAGCCGGGCCAGGGGAAGGACTTGTCCTTGGAGATCTGCAGGGCCAGGTCCATCCCGGCTTCATTGCGTTTCAACCACGCACTGCGAGACTGCTCGTCAGCCAGGTAGCCCTGATAGCACTCACTCCCGATACGGTCGAGGTCCGCTAGCTCAAACATCTCGCACAAGTTTGGCGAGTTAATCGCTTTCGCGGTCAGCGTAATGGGGGAGTCTAAGTTCAACATCAGTAACCTGTCACCAGTGAACGTCCGTCGACGCCGGCCTTAGGCCTGTTCCAGAAACCACGCTCCATCTCCCACTCGTCGTCGGTGAAGAAATCCTCCGGCTCTGCTTGGGCCAGATCATCAAACCCACGGCTGAGTAACGCCGCCGCATCGAACTGGTCGTCCAAGGTCGCCTGGGCAGCGCCGGAGAAGCGAAGGTTTTCTTGTTCAAAGTCCGGATACCACTCAGCTTTCTTGTCAAAGCGACACTGCCCCGACCGCATCCGGCGCTGATACGGGCGACCCCTGGTCCCTTTGTCCTTGACGGGCAGAATCGCTTCGAAGTTGATGCGAATATCCCGAACCTGCATTTCCCGATAGATCATCGACTTAACTGACTTCCAGATCACTCCATCTTCCACCCAGAAGACTTCGGGGTTCCACTGCTGCTGTATTTCAAACATTTCGTCAATCCACTCAGTAGGATCCCAGCGTCCTTTTCGGACATCCAGGTGGTGGAGGATATTGTCAACATCTTTACCGCCGATAACGAAGGCGGTCCGGTTTGCCTTGTCGGCACGGGATACTGCGAAATCCGCAGCAGCGCATATGATTTTTTCGGCGTCGTAGTCATCCGGGTCCTTCATTGCGTGGAAGTCGGACTGCTTGAGAAACGCGTCGGAGTGATCCAGGGGGTCGTTTAGGAACTCCTGGGAGTAACCGGCGGCGTCACCGTCCTCGATGAATTCCTGGCGACGAGCGCGGAGCTGGGCCTCTGTCCAGCGCTCCGGCCAGAGGATGTTGGAGAAATCGTCGAAGCTTTGATGAGCGGCGTAGAACTGCATGGACCAGGTGCGGTTCTTGCGAAGGCGATTCAGGAGGGAATCGTCGTGGAGAATAGTCCCATGAACGCGAATCCTGCCCGACTTGCTCAGGGCCTGCTTGGCCGCCCGGAAGAACCAAACGCGGAATTTCCTGCGCCGATCAGCATTCTGTACCTGTTCATCATCTTCCATGTCGTCGCAGACAAGGAGGTTCGGGCGCTTGCCCTTCCACAGGCGACCCCGGATACGTTGCTCTGCGCCGCGAGCGAGGATACGGAAGCGATAACCGTCATTCATCTCACAGATTATGTCGGTAGTGGCGGTCCGGAGGAACTTCTTCACTCCGAATTCCCGAATCAGGTCTTCGTTTTCAAGCAATTCCTCGGCGATATTCCCGAGCTGCTCAGCCGCCCCGTCCTCAGTCGAACCGACCAGGATCACATAGTCGGACTTCCTGAACAATATCTCCGCGAGGATGTAGACCATTGATAGCGCCGAGGACTTCGCGTGGTCCCGCGGAGCCACTACGCACACGTTCGCTGTATCACTGCCGTACAGTGCCCAAGCCGCCCGATGGAAGGGAGGCGTAGGGCAAGGCGTGTCGTACTTCGGCGAGATGAAAGTCCCGCCGAAGGCTTCTATAAGGTCAGCAGTGAGAGTGACTGCGCCCATCAAACCCCCGGCGGAACTATGACTAAGAACCCCTCGAGGCTGCGGATTTTCCCCACACTGCTCGTGGTGGTGCAGGTTAGCAAGTACGCCACCCCCTCTGTCCCGGCGACTACTTTTTGAATAAACTTGGTACCCGAGAGGGTCCCGGCACCTGAAAGGACCCCCGATGGCGTGGCATCTGTGCCAGAATAGACAATCGCTGTAACGGATCCACTGGCGACCGTTTCCCCTGCGACGTACTGGTTGGCGAAGTCGAAGACCGCGTCTTCTGTGGCGCTGGTTGTCTTGGCATTGATGACACTCCGGTAGTTCATTTGCACTTACGTTTCGCGGGGGTGGATGTGGGAGCGCGCTTGAGGATCGAGCGAGGGATACCGAAGGCAGGTGATTGCCGCCCGGGCTTCACCGGGGCCGGAGCACGCTTCCTCGGGAGGGCCATTTAGCAACCTCCGCCCATCTTGAAACGCATACGCACCGGCTCGGCGGGGGTGGGTACGAAGGCCTCGGCGGTTTTCACTGGAACCAGGTTCCTCGAGACAAACCGTCCGCCTTCATCATTCCCGCGAGGCATCTTCGGCGCACTGGCCATGCCCAGGGTCTTGCCGGTTTTCACAGCCGCCGGCTTGCCGCCGAAGCTTTCATCAGATTCTTTAAACATTTATCACCTCAGGAGAGTGAGCGAGACGAACCCGCGATTGGAGATCAATTAACCTGTTAGCTAGTTGCGCGAGGTGGTCGCCCTGAGGGACCGCGGGGGCTGCGTTGCCGCCGACGGCCAGGGCCTTGGCCCCCAGCTCCACCGCCCGAAGGACTACGTTATCCGAAACCTGTGGGGCTTCGAGCTTCTGCTTCAGGCGCTCGAGGCTCAGCAGAGTGATTCCCTTAAACCGTTCCTCCACCGTGGCGACGAGGACCGGATCACAGATCTCGGTTCGCCGGGCCGCCATGGCTGACTGCCAAGCATCACTCGCCATCACATTGCTGACCCAGCCTACCGAGTAACCGTACCGAGCGGCAATATCATTCTGCGTGATGCCGGGATTCGCAATGATAAAGTCTATCATGTCCGTATGGGAGTACCGAATCTTTGCCACTACCCCCATCGTGGGCGCGCGGGAGCCGAAGACCTGTCGCGCTTCTAGCAAATCCGCGAACTCGGGCGGCGGGCTGGTATCTTCAACAGTGTCCATGAACCTTACTCCTTGGCGGGCGGCGGGCGGCTGGTCAGTGCCCGTCTAACACCTGGTTAGATCCGCGTTTCGAGCAAAAAGTTCCCTGCTTTCACAATTAGCTGTTAGTTAGCTAGGTCACTCCGAGGGAGGTATGGTATCATAATTCGAGGGATGTCTGATCAGCGCTAAACTATATCGTAGTGCATTTATCATTTTTTACGACTTGCGTACGTTTGCCCCCCCGGCCTCGGATTGGGGCGTGTTGCTTTTTCACACAGGCGGGCGGGTTGTTGCTGGCGCGCGACAGTTGGATTGTTACCACGTTGTATGCCAGCAACATGGCTGCAGTTGTTTTAATACAACAGATATATTTATTGATTGTTACAATTTACCCGGAACTTCCATCAATGCCATGCGTCATATACCTGCGCATAACGCACAACAACACAACCAACGAGGCACACAATGAACAATGCACAACGATACCCAAAGACTTACGGATTTTTAATCGGCTGGTTTCGGAACCAGGCTGAGCTGGAGTGGGTACGTGGTAATGAGCAGGCTTGTTATTATGCACTGTTTCAGGCGATGGAGCTTGAGCTTCAATCGGATGTTAAAGCTCATTGATTGTTACAATTTAGACGGAACTTCGAACGAAACTATCCGTCTAACAGTTAATACATCGAATGATGCCGCGTGACAGGCGGCATTGTCCGGCGACTTGACCGGGTTTTTTAAAGAGGCTCATTATGAAAAAGACAATTAACACAGCTGCTCGCTCGGTAACGTTCACGTTTGATGGACTGGATTCCATCACGTTCAACGCGGAGAAGATGTCAGCGGCTAACTACGAATACGCGGCACTGCATGGGATGGCAGCGCGTATCGGGGATTCGGCGGCGCTGACCAAGGACGCATCGAATAACTTCACCATTACCGAGGCGATGAGGCGCGCGGAGGTGGAGGCGATGGTGGGGTTTTATGAAAACGCGGCTAACCTCGAGTGGAATATGAAGGTGGCTGCGCCCAAGGCAGCGCCCATCAACCCGGCGATTCAGGCAATTGCCACCAAGCTCGGGAAGTCGTATGCCGAGGCGATGGCTTGGTATAACGAGAAGTTGATGGCTGAACTGGCCTCGATGTAACAGGCTAGGTCGAGCGGTTTATGAGGCCGCTCCGCCGAGCGATGTTGCTCGATATGGAGGCTCAGGATGAAAAAGGACAGCACAAGCTATGGCCAGCCGCGGCCATTCGCAGACAAGGCAGACTGCTCGATTCGCGCGCTGATGAGCGCAACTGGAACTAGCTACGAGATCGCGAGTATGACGTTCAGCGCGGGCGGGCGGCGGATGAAAAAGGGGACTGATGTAGCCGTCTCGATTCGAGTGCATGAGGAGGTGCTTGGAATGAAGCGGGTTACAATGGCAGAGGGGCTGCGGTTAGAAGCCTTTCTGGAAGTGGCGAAAACGGGACGGTTTATTGTACATAAGCACGGACACGCTTTCGCAGTTGTGAATGGGGTCGTTCTAGACTGGGATAACACATCTCGAGCAAGCACGACGTTGGTGCGAGTTTGGAAAGTTACAGAAACCACGCTGTTGAAAATCAAACGGATGGAACAACTTTTAAAGGAGTTATCATGAATGAACTTATTGATGGATGGTTAGAGCACAAAGCTCGGATGCGCGTAGCAAGGGCAAAACCGCTGACGTTTAATCAATTTCTGATCTACGTCAAATGGGCAAAAGCGGCGCGGGGCTGAGAGTAATTGGACAGTAAAAGGGTCGAAAGGCCCTTTTGTCGCTTCCGAAACCCTTGGAAAATAAAGGGAACTTTTCGGGAAGATGCGCGTCTAATAAACAACAACAACAACGCGCATAGCTCAACGTACCGAATATTTATTCCCTCGAAAAAGAATTGACTCTATTTAAGTTATATATTTTTTTTCTCATAATACAAATACTGTCTAGGGCTTTAGAAAACCCGGAAGGTTGAGCTATGCGAGTGTGCGGTGTTGTTGTTTTTTAACCAAGGAGTTGATATGGCACAAGAGTTAGTACCCTGGGGCTGGGCGCCTAAAACCTGGATGCAGGATGCTTGGAAAGCGTATAAACTGACGCATGAGAAATGGAAAGTGTTTTATGAAAGGCAAGAAGGGAAGTGTGCGGGCTGTGAGAAGGGACTGGCACACCCGACGATTAAGGACATGGGGAAGTTTGGACTTAAACCACAAGTGGATCATAGGCACGTGGAGGGCCGCCCGTGTGAGGAGGAGGATGTGCGAGGGCTGCTGTGTGGAGAATGTAATCGCTTGCTGGGGAAGATTCAGGATAATAGAATTGTACTGAGAAATTTATTGGCTTATTTGAAACAACATGGAGATTATTGATATGAATGCTGATACACCAAGCCTGGGTAACGGGCCGTTTCAAAAGAATAACTTGCGCCGAGCCGTGCTGACGATGACGAAGGTGCAGGAGATTCGGGCTTTCTACAACCAGGGCCATGTGACGCAAGGGCAGCTGGCCAGGGATTACGGCGTGAGTGTCGTGCAGATAGGGCGGATTGTCAGAGGAGAAGTGTGGCAAGGGGTAGGGCCAGCGGCCAGCTCGAAGAGGGAACTGGATGACACGGCGGAGCGGCTGCTGGCGCTGCAGGAAAGTATGCTTAAGGGGCTAGGGGAGCCAGAGGCAGATGAGCAGCCGCCGAGTGGCCTGTCCCGGCTGGCGCAAGAAGCGAAGACGCTCGGAGTGGAGCAGAGCGTGATGGATAAGACGAAAGCTTATGGTGCACGATGATGAAACTGGGGAACTTTGATGGCCAGCAAGCGTCTAATGTGTGCGGGGATTATGCGGACATAATCAACGCGAATCAATCAATCAACCAACTGAGGCTCTTATGAACAAGCAACCAAGCAATAATCCGACTAAGGATGGCCAGACAAACTGGGACAAGCGGGAACGCGCTCCGTGGTCGCAGGAACCAAAGCAACCAGCTCCGCCGCCGCGTGCTCCTACAGGCCTTCGTCGGCATGAACTGCAGGTGACAGCGTGAAAGCGCGCTGGGTGGCCGCCTTGGCCGTGATCTTCTTCCTGGGCTTCGCGTCCGGAGAGGTTTACATCAAACACCTCTACTCAACGTGTACGACGGACAGTGAGTGTGAAGGAGTGAGTGGATGGAGGATCGGGGAATGAAGGCCGCTCGAGGGATTGCGCTGGTCCTACTATTCTGCCTCGGCTTCGCGGTCGGGGAGGTGTACAGCAAGCATGTGTACGCGACTTGTGAGACTGCGGAGGAATGTGCGGGCTTCGCGAACTGGGAGATTAAGCAATGAGTACCGTGACTAAGGAAATTGCGGACAAGTGCATCGCCGGGGATGGCTGGTATCCAGGCGATCACGTCCGCGTGATGAAGGTGGTGAAGTATCAGAATCGCTTCAACGGCCAGGACTCCTACGGGATAATCTACGAAGACGGGCGACTGGATTACTACGCTGCGTCGGATTACATCATCAACCCAGTGACATACTGGGAGGCACCATGAGCAAGGAAGACCGTGATGCCCTGATCCTCTGGGCGCTGGCGCTGGTAGTCTGGCTAGCTGTGATGCCCAGCGATGGGTGCTATGTGATCCTACGGGAGCTAGTATGTTGAGCGACCAAGGGACTCAACCTCCCGCAGTCTCCTGGACTCCGGCGAAGCTCCGCTCGCTTCACCTAGCATGGCAGCAAGCGGAGGAAGACCAGCTTGACTTCTTTGTGTTTGAAGGGCATCGCTTGGCGACAGGCTATGCGAGATGGCTTATTATTTATCTTGAAGGAGCATTCAAATGAACTGGCTTATGAAATTGTTTATCCGCTCGACTCCGCTGGAGCTAGCGGTGTTGGAGCTGGTCGATGCGCAGCGGGAGAAGCTCGCTGCGGAATCCGGAGCGGAGTATGCGGAGGCCCTAGTCATCTACAATCAATCGAGGATTGAGCGGCTGACAGCTTGGATTGCCCAGGCGACTAGGGAGCAGGGAAATGAGTGATATTACGATTGCTTGTAAGGTTAGCGGCATCCCCTGCCAAGCGGAGTTGATTAGCTACGCCCCCTTCCGGGATGGGCGAAGGGGACATATTGACAACTGGCTCCCGGACGATCCAGCGGAAGTGGAGTTTCAGATCCTCGACCGCAAGGGACGGTATGCGGAGTGGCTGGAACGGAAAATGACAGAGGAAGAACGCTGGAAGATTGAAGAGGCGCTGGAGAAGACCTTGACGGAATCCTCGCGCGATTATCCCGAGGCGGATTAAATAAACCGGAATTCTGGGGAACTAATGGACAAAGAACCCGTCTAACAATTTCATCAATCAACTAATTGGAGAGAGAAAATGCTTGTAGCAACAAAGAAAGAACTCGCGAAGCAAGTCACCGAGCTGGAAGTTATTGAGGCCAAGCTCAAAGAACTGCAGGAGCTTGAGCAAGCGCGCTTGGACGAGATGAATGAGGATTCTCCGAAGTACGAGGAACTGACCGGGGAGCTGGAACTTCTCGATACGGCAATCGAAGCCGCCGAGGATCTGGGCATGGAGATCCAGGCCATCGTGGACGGAGAGAATTGAACCCACAGTCGAGGGAGGCGAGTCCTCCTTCCGCTGTAGGCTCAGCCTGCTACGGGAATTTCGAAGCCGCCCATTATAAAGGGCTTCATATAGGAGTTACGAGATGAATGACGAAGTAAAAGTTCCCAAGAAAACCACCGAGTATCAAGACGTTGTGATGACTGACGGTCGCACGGTGAGTTTCGCCGGGAAGAGAAAAGTGGTCAAGGAGACGTTGCTTAATGAATCCTTGATCGCGGTAGAAGGCGATGTGATGCAGGTCCAGGCGGGGGCTATCAGCATCCGTATGGACTTCCGGAATGGGGAGACGCGCACGATGGCGCTGCCCTTGGCCTTGCTCGCTCGCTTCGCGGGGCATGGAGCGGAACAGAAATTCGGTGATGAGCTGGCGACTACTGCTGACAAGCCACTGACCGAAGAAGACATGGTTCTGGCAATCGACGACTTGAATGCTCAGATTCAATCTGGCAAGTGGGGTGCTGGTCGGGCAGCTGGTCAAGGCGGCTCCGTCTCCGGCGCCAGCATCGTCGTCCAGGCTATCTGCGAAGCAACCGGCAAGGACCTGGCGACTGTCAAGGCGTATTTGCAGAAGAAGCTGGACTCCGACGAAGGCCTTACCCGTCGTGCGTTGTACGATTCCTTCCGCGTGGCTGGCACCAAGACTGGCGTTATCATCAAGCGCCTCGAGGAGGCCAAGCTGGCCAAGACTGCCAAGGTCGACGCCGACGAAGCACTCAGCGAGATCTAACCCCTGTCTCGAGGGGATGCGCAAGCGTCCCTTCCGGAGAGGGAGCTGTCTCCCTTTACCCAGTGATTGAGCCTCCTGGGGGCATAGGCGGGAAGTCGGAGCGATTTGCAGTTGCCACCCGACTTCCCCGAGTGTCTGGAAATATATTTGGAAAGCTCGGGAACTTTTTGCGGGAGTCCGCGTCTAATGGGGTGTAATGTGCGGGAATTATGATTGTATAACCCCAGCGAACATTACACCAACTTGAGGCTCAACCTATGTCAAACCAAGACCTTTCCTCCTTGTCGCTCGACGAGTTGTTTAAAGAAGCGCGCTCCGCCATGCAGAGGCAGCAGGAGCGCAGGGCAGCAGAACCCAAAGAGCGTCGGCAAACCGAACCCACGCTGGAGATTAACCTCCACAGCAACTGGGTGGCCCAGCGAAGTCTCGCCCTAGTCCACCAGGAGACGAAGCGACTCCTCGGCACCTTCACAGAGTACACCAACAAGCACTTCCCCGGAGCAAGGCGTCTCGTCCGCGAGTTCACAGAGATCCCCACGCAAACCAGCGAGTACGTTACGGGCGTCTGGGGCGCTCCTTCCTTCGAACCCGTGTCCTCCGGCAAGCGTCCCTGGAATACTTCCCGCACAATGGAGATGGATCTGGTCCTCCGCGACTTGCATGTATCCGCCGCCAAGGTCCTGGTCGCCGCCTACTATGGCGAAGGGACCTTGGACGCAGTAGAACTCGTGGAAGCTACCACCTTCGCTTCCCCTCCCGGAGCAATCCCGTTCAGTTTCTTCAACCTCCCCGCAGGGACTAACGTACTGCCTGAGCTATCAATCAAAACCATCAATGCTATAAGGGAAGTCATATGACAATTAAACTACACATCCGACCTCGCGTGGGTCCAGGAATGCCCCTAGAGGACTTCACAGAAGTGGTCCTGGACGGGGACTCCGAAGCCGCCGTGGCTAATGTCCTCAGCGCGAGCCTCCAAGGCCACCTGTGGGAAGTCGAGGAACGCGATGATCCGGAGTTGGATCAAGACTGGGATGACCTATGAAAAGGCCCAATGCGATTCCTTCCCAGCCACTCAATGTGGCTTTGCCGCTTCCTTTATACACCCAGCTCGGCGCGCATCTGTTCTCTGAGCTCGAGCAGCGAGTTCCTCACGGCGGGTACTCTCGCTTTATGATTGATCTCCTCCGAGGGTACTTCACCGAGCAGTCGGTGGATCTAGCTCCCTGGGCAGGCTCAGCGCCAGGTGCGTTCTTGGTTCGCGGGAGTCCCGAGGCAATTGAAGCCTTGAGGAAACTCCTTCCATGATCGACCGAGCAATCAAGGCGTTGGTGCTGATCCTCCTCGGTCTGGCTATCCTAGCCGCCGTGCCAGTGATCTACCACCTCTACGCTTCCCCATCAACCAACTGCACTAAACCAGCGAGATTATTATGAGCGGACCGATACCCCTGGAACTTCAATCTAAGATCTCCAATTGGAGACTCCGCGCTGCCGAAGGCACCTTGACCCTCGACGAAATGAAGGAAGCCGTAACCTACCTTCGCGCAGGTCGCATGGCAGCATCCCAGGCGGCGGGAGCTGCCAAGCGTGGCGCAGCAGCTAGCAAGCGCACGGCACCTCCGCCCCAGGCTGATATGCTGGCGGAGCTTGAGGGTCTGTAAGCGGTCAACCAAATTCTGTGCTGGCGCAGTCCCACCAGCGAGTAAGAAGGAGTTAGTATGAAAGTTCACATCTACGTGACAGCGGACGGGTTGGAGAAACTCGCCAAGGGCAACTCAGAGTCTCCGTATTCCTGGCACTGGGCCGTTCGGCAAGACGGGGAGAAGGCGCCGGAGAATTCCCTGGAAGTCGGAGCAGTGGAGATCGAGCTACCCACGCCGGAGCAATGTGTGGGTCCGGCCTTGGCGGAATTGAACAAGCGCATCCAGTCTACCCTGGCCAACACCGAGCAGGAAGTGAAGGAGTTGAAGGAACGCTGTACGGACCTGGCTTGCTTGAGCTACTCCCCGGAGTCAGCACTGTGAGCGCGCGCAGTCCCTTCCCCAAGGTACTCGACAGTACCACAATGGCCGCGTTCAAGTCGTGCCCTCAAAAAGCCAAGCTCGAATTCATCGACCACTATAAGCTGAGGGATCAATCCGTCCACCTTCACGCCGGAGCAGCCTACGCAACCGGGATTGAGAAAGCCCGAGTCGCCTACTACATCGACGGGAAGTCCCCTGATGAATCCCTCACCATCGGCCTCCACGCGTTGTTGACTGCCTACGGGAACTTCGAGTGCCCGCCCGAGTCTCCCAAGTCAGCGGAGCGTACCGCCGGGGCACTGGAGTATTACTTTTCCCAGTACCGCCTCGGCGAGGACCGAGCCATCCCCATGACCCTTCCCGGCGGCAAGCGAGGAATCGAGTTCTCCTTCCTCGAGCCGCTAGACATTCTTCACCCTGAAACGGGTGAGCCAATTTTATACTCTGGCCGCATGGACATGATGGTAGAGTACGAGGGGATGCACCTTGGAGAAGATGACAAAACTACATCGCAGCTTGGAGCCAGCTGGCCTCGTCAGTGGGATCTACGTAGCCAGTTCACTGGTTATGTCTGGGGTGCCGCCCGAGCTGGCATTAAGCTTGATGGCTTCCTTGTCCGAGGAGTTTCAATTCTTAAAACCAAATACGACACCCTTCAAGCCATCACCTATCGACCCGCCTGGCTTATAGAGCGATGGTACGAGCAACTCCTCCGAGACATAGCCAAGATGAAGCAGGCTTGGGAGTCCGGGTACTGGGACTGGAATCTGGACCACGCTTGCGCGGAGTATGGTGGGTGTCCGTTTAAGTCAGTTTGTCAGATGCGCGATCCCGCTCCGTTGCTCGCGCAACAATTCCAACGCCGCCGCTGGGACCCAGTGGCAAGGACCGAAACGGTTCTGGGAGAGGAAGCATGACATGCCAAACGGCTACATTATCGCGGAGGGAGCTTTCCTCGGCACCTTCTCCTACGCGTCTCAACCCGCAGACTCCTGGGGCTGGCCTTCCCGAGCTTACTTCTGCCGCTTCTGCGGAGACATCTGGGCACGTGCAGTCCTCACCGACAAGGCGTCCAATCCTTACCCTTTCCGCATTGCGGAAGTCGGTTGCCGCAGCCACCCGGAGCCGTGGGGTATCCCTGGCAGTCTCCTCTGCGGAGAGATCGCCTACAACCTCAACGAGCTGTCCCGCGAGTGCATCGCCAGAGAATTCGACGTCCACCTCGCTTACTATGAAAACCTGATCAAGGAATCAACATGACACCGGACACAATAATCACCAAAGACGCACAGCAGCTCGTCGGACCTAAGGTTTGCTTAATGGGCCTAGGCGGAACTGGCAAAACCTACGCGATAGGGACCCTCTGCGACTGGGCCACGACCAATGGTTTCGAAGTCGCTATCCTCTTCACCGAGAACGGATTGGAAACTCTCCTCGGCTACTTCCGCGATCACGGGAAGGAACCGCCGCCGAACATCTACTGGCACCAGCAAGGAACCAAGCCGATCTCCCTCAAAGCCCTGATGACGACGGCAGATAACGTGGGGAAGCTCAGCTATGAGGCCCTCGCAAAATCCGTCGACTCCAACCGAGGCGGCGACAACAACGCGTTCTTTAAGATCCTGCAATCCTGCTCCAACTTCACAGATGATCGGACTGGCAAGGTCCTTGGTCCTATCGACGCGTTCACCTCCAAGCAGATCTTCGTGATGGATTCCTTGACGGAAACAGCGAATGCTGCGATGAAGATGCAGATCGGTTCCCGTCCAATGGCCAGCCCAGGCGACTACGGCGTGGCCCAGAACAACTTGATGAACTTTCTCCGCCTTTGCACCCAAGGCCTCACCTGCACTTTCGCCATGACTGCCCACGTGGACCGGGAAACCGACGCGGTTACTCAAACCACCAAGGTGATGATCAAGGCGATTGGCAAGGCCTTGGCGACGGAAATTCCCACGCTGTTCAGTGACATCATCTACACGACCCGCGAGGCCGACAAGTTCTTCTGGGACACCGCAGCTTACGGCGTGGATACGAAGACGCGGTCCTTGGGCTACCGCAGCAAGATCACTCCGGACTTCGGCCAGATCATGGATATCTGGAAGAAACGGGCGGGAGTAAGCGCATGAGCCAGAAATCCTACGTAGTCCTCACAGCCGCCGTAACCTTTCCCATCCCTGCCGGGAAGACCCAGGCCGAAGCCATCAAGCTCCTGCTCGAAGCGGCGAAGGTCCAGTTCTCCCCCGGCACGGTCCTCGTCAAGGTCACCAAGCGAGAAACCCATTACGTCTAGATACGCGCCGGGAGCTGCGTTGAATGCTCCCAAAAACCCAAACTAGGAGTTACTCAAATGGGTACAAGTTCTTTCGATCCCTCGGTCTTTCTCGATGCCCAGATCAACGAAGCAAATGAGAAGCGTCCGCCCCTCCCTACGGAAAATCCTGACCAGCCTAACGGCCTCTACCTGGCCGTAATTGGCGAAATCAAGACGGACTCCGGCACGGTCAGCAAAGGCGACAATGCTGGCAAGCCGTGGATCTCCATGCTGATCCCTCTGCGAATCCAGGTCCCTTCATCCGTCCAAGGCCTGGGCATCCCGCCAGAACTGACCCTGACTGACCGCGCCTTCCTGGACCTGAACGCCCAAGGCGGCCTGGACAACACCAAGGGGAAGAACCGCCGCCAGAAAGACTACAGGGACGCGACAGGTACTAACGTCGCTGGAGTCCCCTGGTCGTGGCGTCAGTTGCAAGGTAAGACCGTGATGGTGAAAATCAATCACGAACTCTACAACGACGCCATTCAAGAGCGCGTTGGCTCAGTCCTGCCGAGCTAGCCTCCTATGCAATCGCGCCTAGAGTCCCTCATCGAAGCCACTATCAACGTGGTGCTTGGATACATAGTGGCCCTAGGCGCCCAGTTGCTAGTCTTCCCTTGGTTCGGAATCCACATCCCTTTGTCGAGTAACATCGCCATAGGGATTATTTTTACCTTAGTCTCGCTGGTCCGCAGCTACGCGCTCCGACGGCTCTTCAACTACCTACATAAAAAATGAAGCTCATACACATCGAAGCGATCAAAGTCGCCCCTGACCGTCAACGGAGAACATTTGATGAAGGAAAACTCCGTGAATTCTCCGAGGTCATCTCGACCCAGGGTCTCCTCCACCCCATCATACTTCGCATTGTTGGAGATGATTACTACCTCGTCGCCGGAGAGCGCAGGCTCCGTGCCATCACTGACCTCTATGCCCTCGGCGGACAGTTCATGCATGATGGAGAAGTCGTCCGCAGCAACTTCATCCCTTACACCCTCCTCTCCGACCTCGATCCCCTCGCGGCGGAGGAAGCTGAGCTATCCGAGAACATTCACCGGGTCGATCTATCCTGGCAGGAGCGTGCAGCCGCCCACGCTCGCCTCGCGGCCCTTCGTACCGCGCAGGCGGCAACCCGAGGCGAACCGGCTCCTAACGTGGCTGCCATTTCTCTCGAGGTTCGCGGGAGCAGCGAAGGTATCCATCAAGAAAACACACGGCGGGAATTACTTGTTGCAAAGCACCTGGACAATCCTGCGGTCAAAGCAGCGAAAACCGTCGATGAAGCATTTAAGATCTTACGTAAAGCTGAAACGCAGAACCAGCACCGGGCGCTAGGGGCCGCCGTCGGACGGACCTTCACCGCCGACTTCCACCAGGTACTGAACGAAGACTCCCTCGACTGGATGGCCGCCGCTCCTTCCGAACAGTTCGACTGCATCCTCACCGACCCTCCTTACGGCATGAACGCAGATGAGTTCGGGGACTCCGGCGGCCTCGCTGCGGGCGGTCACGGCTACGAAGACTCCGCGGCGAACTTCCTCCAAATCATGAAGGTACTCGCCCCTGAATCCTACCGCCTCGCCAAGCCCCTGGCTCACCTCTACCTATTCTGCGACATCGACTGGTTCCACCACCTCAAGCAGACGTTCGGGGACGCGGGCTGGCAGGTCTTTCGCACCCCCCTGCTCTGGTACAAGAAGTCCGGGATGCGCGCACCGTGGCCAGAATGGGGTCCTCAACGGAAGTATGAGACCATAATGTACGCGGTTAAAGGAAAGCGGCCTATCCTCAAGATGCTCGGGGACGTGCTGGACTACCCGCCTGATACGAACCTTGGACACGCTGCGCAGAAGCCTGTCGCGCTCTACGCCGACTTGCTCAGTCGCACCTGCCTTCCCGGTCAAGCTGTCCTCGACCCATTCTGCGGCAGCGGCCCTATCCTCACAGCGGCTCATGAAGCCAAGGTCCGTGCCACCGCTATCGAGATGGATCAAGCATCCTTCGGCATAGCAGTAGGTCGATTAAACAAACTCAAAGAGCAAAGCGAACTCGACCTAGCTTTGGGAGTATGAAATGGCAACGCTGGAGCAAAAGCTCAAATCTAAAACACAAGTAACTGCTACGTGTCATCTGTGGCTAGGAAGTCAAAGCGACAATGGTTACGGGCAGCTACGTCACGAAGGTCGCCCCCAGGGAGTACACAGATTAGTATACAAGTTATACCACGGAGAGGTGCCTACAGGGCTGGACGTAATGCACACTTGCGATGTAAGAAATTGCCTAAATCCTGCACATCTTATTGCGGGTACTCGACAAGCTAATATGCAGGATGCTGCGACTAAAGGGCGACTGCCTCACGGGCGCCAAAGTGCCTCAGGTAAATTAACAGAAGAGCAAGTCCTTAAGATTCGTAAATTACTTTCACTAGGACTAAGTAACAGCAGCATAGCTCGTACCTATGCAGTTAACCCTTCCGCAATCAGTCGCATTAAAACTAAAACCGACGGGGCTTGGTTAAAGGAACCGTCATGAGAATTCATGGCGAGGGCCCTATACCTGCAAGAGTATTGCTTGTCGGAGAGTTTCCCGGGGAACGTGATAGAGTTCCTTTTGATGGAGCCTCCGGCATGGAGTTAAACAGAATGCTGCATGAGGTTGGCATTATGAGGGCAGAGTGTTATGTTACATTAGCTTGCAAAACCCGACCTCCCTTCGGACAGCTGAGTACTTGGATCGCCCTGAAGAAGAAGGACATTGGCCCGAAGCATCGGATTCTCCAGGACCTTTATTGCACTGAGGAGATTCATCAGGGCGCGGCAGAGCTAGCTGCTGAGATCGAGATGGTCCAGCCGAATCTGATTATCGCCTTCGGCAACCTGGCGTGTTGGGTGCTCACGGGCCACTGGGGGGTGTTGAAGTGGCGCGGCTCCCAGCTCGTCACGGCCCACGGTCGCAAGGTCATCCCTACCCTCACCCCTGGCGCAGTGATCCGCGAGTGGCCTCAGCGCGCAGTGGTCCTGTCCGATCTCCGCCGGGCCAAGCGACACATGACCTACCCTGGCCCGTACACGAACAAGCCAGGGTGGAAGTTCATAGTCCGCCCGAGCTTTGAGCTTGCTGAGTCTACGCTTGATATGCTCATGGCAAAGACAGAGCTAGCGGACGAAACCTGGATCGAGTTCGACTTAGAAACTTTCATCCACTCTAAGCATATCCGCTGCGTTGGGTTGTCGTGGTCTGTTGAAGAAGCTATCTGCATCCCAGTCACTGATGGCTACGCCGACTACTGGGAACCAGACCAAGAAGCTTACTTAATACACAAGTTATACAAACTCCTCACTCACCCGAAGATCAAAGTGCGTGGTCAGAATCTTTTATTCGACTGCCAGTACACTTATCGCTACTGGCACTTCATCCCCAACGTAGCGCAAGATACCATGATAACACAGCATTCTTGCTTCTGCGCGTTGCCAAAAGGCCTGGACTTTCTCGCGTCCCTTTACAGCGACTGGTACACTAACTGGAAAATAGAGGAGAAATAATGTTTTGCTACGCTGATGATTGTATGAAGGAAACTTTTGCTCGCGGGCTGTGTGGTAAGCACTACAAACGCCTGATGAAAGGGCAAGATGTTAACGCCACTCTGCCCGGCTTTCAATCAATGGAACATGGAGAACTTGCTAGACTAGGCCTACACAAGCACCATCCTTTTTACCTAGCTTGGTGCAACATGAAAACTCGCTGTGATAATCCGAACAGTACTCAGTATCACTGGTACGGGGAGCGCGGTGTTACTTATAGTGCCGAGTGGAAGCAATTCAAAAACTTTTACAAAGACCTCTGGCCTAGCTGGATTGAAGGCCTAACGCTAGAACGTAAAGACTCAAACGTAAACTACAATAAAGCTAACTGCTGTTGGGCCACTTGGACCGAGCAAGCTAACAATCGGCGGCAGCATGAGTGATGACCAACTGTGGGAATATAACTGCAAGGATTGCGTCTACACGCGTGAGGTAGGAGAAGTGCTTCGCATCACAGCGCAAGCAATGAAGCTCGAACACGTGGATGATACGCAGCAAAAGCTGTTCAGGCCTGTCCTAGCCGCCATGATTAAAGGTGTGCGGATTCGCTCTGAAGTAAAGAATCAAATGGCCCTAGACATTCAGGAGGAGTTGTCAAAGCGTGAAGCCTTCCTCCACAATATCCTTGGGCACACCATCAATCCTTCGTCGCCGAAGCAGATGCAAGTACTAATGTACGAGGACCTCAAGCAACCCGTCATCTACAAACGCACGGTAGTCCAAGGACAAACCAAAATGTCCCCGACCTGCGACGATGAAGCCCTGTCCAAGCTCGCCGCCAAGGAGCCTCTGATCAAACCAATCTGCAACGCCATCGCCGACATCCGCACGCTTCACAAGTTCCTCGGGGACTTCGTGATGATGCCGCTGGATGAAGATGGCCGTATGCGCTGTTCATTCAACATAGCAGGAGACGCTGGTGGAAAATCTGCCCCTTACTCATACCGACTCAGTTCGTCCAAAAACCCTTTCGGAAGTGGAGGAAATCTGCAAACAATTCCTTCCGAGAAGTCTAAGTCCAGCGGAAAAGCAGCTGCTCGTGGATCTATGGACTTCACCTTACCTAACATACGCTCAATGTATGGACCGGACGCGGGCTTTACTTTCTTCGACATGGACCTTGACCGGGCAGACTTACAAGTCGTAGTGAGAGAGGCGGGGGAGCCGGACTGGATTGCCGCCATGATCCAGGGAGTGGATATGCATTTGCTTAACGCGTTCATCATAGCGAAGAAGGAACCGCCGCCCCTCGACGAACTAGTCGAATCCCACCCTCGTTACAAGGACCATCGCATCCCTCTCAAGCACGCTCGGGAGTTCGCTAAGGTCTTCGCCCACGCTACGAACTACGGCGGTGGGGCTAAGACGGTAGCTGCTCACACAGGTCGGACGGTCCATGAAATTGACCAAGCTCAGAAGTACTGGTTCTCTGCCCACCCAGGCATCGCACAATGGCACGCTCGGACCTTTGATCAGATCAACAAGTACAGATTTGTCGAGAATCGCTGGGGATACAGATGGTATATCTTTGATCGCATGGAAGCCCTACTTCCCGAAGCACTCGCCTGGGTTCCTCAGTCCACGGTTGGAATTTTAATTAATAGAATCTGGACGAGCTTCTACGAGAACATTCCTGAAGTCCAAGTACTCCTTCAAGTTCATGACTCTTTGGCCGGACAATTCCCTACCCACCGGAGAGATTATATCCTTCCGCTGATGGAGAAGCATTCTCGTATTGAGATCCCTTACGATCCACCACTCGTAATCCCAACTGGTGTCAAGACGTCGACCGTATCCTGGGGAGATGTTGAATAATGAGCAACACTTTTAACAACAACGGAAACTACGAACCTAGTAATTGTAGGTGGCTGCCGAAAGAACAAAACAGTCGATCACTTGCGGGGACCCCGGACGTAATGCTAGAGATGTTACGACTATCCAATCAAGGACTTCCGCAAAGGCTTATCGCTCAACAGTACAACACCGTTCAATCTACCGTCAGCCAACTCATAGCCATTGCGCGGAAAGGTCCTCCATGGGAAACATTGACGAGATAGGAGCAAGGCACTTTGGCGATTGGCTACCTGCTTATATAAACTACGCTTCAGTTACAGAAGCCCCCAAGCGTATGCACTTCTGGGCAGGTGTCAGTGCCATCGCGGGGTGTCTTCGCAGACGTGTATGGTTAGACCAAAAACGCTTTTCATGGTTCCCCAGTTTTTACATTATATTCGTTGCCCCGCCGGGAGTTGTATCTAAATCCACCACGATAGATATAGCAATGGACTTGCTTAAGAAAGTGCCAGGTGTTAAATTCGGACCTAATGCTATTACCTGGCAAGCTCTCGTTACTGCTTTTGCAGCCTCGTCTGAAGCTTACGAATGGCAAGGTGAATGGCATCCTATGTCACCTTTAACACTCGTTGCGTCGGAGTTAGGTTCCTTGCTTAATCTCCAAGATAAGGATATGGTTAACTTGCTACTGGAGCTGTGGGATGGTAAGCGCTCGTATGAAAAGATTACTAAAATGTCAGGTAATGATACAGTGGAAGCGCCCTGGATTAACCTTATCGCTGCCACGACTCCCCATTGGGTAGCAGATAATATGCCCCAGGCTATGATTGGAGGAGGTCTTACTTCCCGCTGCATCTTTGTGTACGCTGAGAAGAAAGAAAGGTACGTTGCTTATGTTGACGAGCAAGTGAATGGAGAAGACGAAGCTGTTAGAGACAAGCTCATCCACGACCTCGAGCAAATCAGCATGATGACAGGTCCCTTCTCCCTGACTGCCAACGCCCGCGCTTGGGGAGCATCGTGGTATGAAAACTTCTGGGGCGACGCGGTCTCCCGGATGGACGATCAGATGGCCCAAGGCTACGCCGCCCGGAAGCAGACTCACATGCACAAAGTCGCCATGGTGATCAGTGCGTCGCGATCTTCCGACCGGGTAATCACAGCCGACGATCTCCAGCTCGCAAACAATATGCTGCTGGACCTGGAAGCCGATATGCCCAAAGTGTTCAGCCGCATCGGTCGCACGGAGGATTCAATGCAAGCCGAGCGCTTCATCGAGTATGTTATCAGGAAGGGCAGCGTCACCTACGAAGAGGCTTACAAGATGATCCACCTCTACTTCCCGGATCACCGGGATTTCGAAGGTATCCTCTCCGGCGCGATTCGCTCGGGGCAAGTGGAACTAGTCTCCACCTCCCTCGGAATGCGCCTCCAGCCCTGCAAGGCGGCCCGGCAGATCATCACGCCAGATTCGGTAATCGTTTGAATTATAGGAGCATAACGTGCGCGAATATATCACCCACCTATGGGCCAGGTTCGACGCCTGGTGTGAGAAGTACCTTAAAGCTAACAAGGAGCATCAATGATCCATCTAGCCGAACCTAAAGCACTAACAGATAAACGCTATAGAAATAATCCCGCGAAGGAAAAGAAAATGAGTTTACCTACACCACTGTCAGAGCCAGAAAAACATGACGCTTTTGGTAATAGAACTCTCTACACCGCCGACCAAATTAAAGCCGCGATGCAAGCGGCGTACAACGAAGCGATTGATGATGCTGCAAAGGTGTGTGAATCAAGGCAAACACCGGGTACGGGGTCGGTAGCAATCCTGCAAGGTACATCCGATGCTATCCGAGCCATGCTCAAGGAGAAAACAGAATGACTGACATACTGAAACAAGTCGAAGTGATGGAAAAGCGTATTGCAGAACTCAAAGAGATTGCAATCGCACAGAAGCAAACTTCGGACAAGTCAAAAGTCTCCGGTGGCTCCGATTCCGCTTTGCTGCATGAGTGCCTTGACTTGCTGCAACACGCAACCTACCACGACGGGCGATATGACCAGTACATGAGAGAAACATGGCAGGACAAAGCACAAGAGTTGGTTGATATGCTTGCTAAACGCTTGGGCCGTGTGGCTTATGAAGGGTATTGACACCATGATACACATCACCGCAATGAAGCTGGCGCTGGAGGCGCTTGTAATGATGGACAGGACTTTTGACAACAGCTACAACTACAGGATTGAAGATGAAGCAAAGGTAGCTACTTCTATCGACGCATTGCAATCTGTTTTGGCAGATCCGAGTGCGGAGCCTGTGGCAGAGGTTGATGTCTGGGTTGAGTTTGGTCGTGATATTTATGAACTTAAACAACTGTCTGGGTTTCGTGATTTAGCTGTTGGTAATCACAAACTCTACACCCACCCGCCAGTGCCTTACGACCCTATTGGCGCATGGAATAAAGGGTTTGAAGAAGGTAAACGGTTAGCCACGCCTGAGCCTCTAACTGATGCGGAAGTCGATTTCATGGTTCTTCAAGCCATGCCAGAAATTGGCTTACCTGAAGGTAATCCTTTACGCAAGCTAAATGCCTATAGGGGTTTGGTTCGTGCAGGAGAAGCTGCCATCAGGAGCAAGGCATGACCATCACACACATACCCGACACCGAGCGGGAACTGCGTGTTGAGATTAAGGAACTACTTCTGGCGGCGGCTAAACAGGCAGAAACAATCGCAAAGCAAGACGCTGCACTGCGGAGGGCGCTTGAGTGGATTAAAAGCAATCCCGCGCCACGCAGACTAGGCGCACTAAACGCAATCATACAAATAGAAAGGGCTTTGAAATGATCTCCACCACCGAACTCCGCTGGATTGAGCGTGAAACCCTAGACCGCTACGGGAAAACAATCACTATCAAGGTCTTGCAGCAGAAGTGGGTAGATAAAGCGCCTAGATATAGCTGGTTTGATTCCGGCGTGGATCAAGATGTTTTTGAATGGCGCGATGTCCCTACCGTGATAGATTCTCAATCGTTGCATCCTTAACCTTACTGCTTCGGTTCGTGCCAAACTCGAAGTTGTAGATATTATCCAAGTACCCAAGGAAGCGCCCGAGCACCAGCGTTATAATCCCCTTGGCGTACTCATCCAGCCCTGACTTCAGCACCACGTAGACCAGTGCAGCAATCAGCAGCACCGCCAGCACGTACATGGAATCAGCGCGATAGTTGTGGGCAGCCAAGGACACATCTCGCTGCCTGGCACTGGCAACGTCGGCAAGGTACATCCGATCAAGCTCAATCTCATTCGCCATCACTGCCTTACGGAAGTCCAGCACCAGCGCCGGATCTGCCTTGAGCGCGTCAATCACTTGGTCCGCCGGCTTCCCGGTGATCGAGGTAGCCACATCCACCACCTTCTGGGCAGCGTCGGCGGCCTTGTCACTCCCGGTGATCCAGCGGATGATTGAAGGGGCGAACTGGGACAAGCCCATTGCGATGCTAATCGGGTCCATGATTTCCCTTTCAGTGCGTGGAGAACCAAATCAGCATGGCGACTACCACGCCGACAACCGCGAATGAGATGACTTTACTGCTCATAGGTTCTCCTTCAGCCAGCGGTCCTGTAACACCTTCAGCCGCTTGAATGCTTCGTTCTCCGCGATATTTGGTACTGTGTCCACCCAAGCTTGTTCAGCCGCCCGCTCTCGCTTCTCCACCATCTCACGGAAAGCTTTCAACTGCTGTTCCAGCGTGTGCGCTGCCGCCGCAATCTTCTTGCTCATGGCTTACCTCCCCATTTAGATCCGGAAGCCCAGATGATCGCCGCCACACTGCTGATGGCAAGGGACAACCCAATCAGTGGTTTTAGCTTGTCCCCGATCCATCCCAACACCTTGAAGAAGCTCTTGGCAAGGGTCACGATTTCCAGAATCTCCGCAGTATCAGCGCTGTTCTTCTCCCCCTGCACCGCGACAGACTTGACCATCGATTTTAGTTCTTCGATGTGTACCATGTGGGTATCCAGTTCCTTACGATGGCGATTGACTCGCCGCTCAAGAATGAACAAGTTCGGGCAGTTGTCTTGTGGGCAAATCTCAATCACATCTGCATCACCGTGCCTGCGGTTGCGCGCTTCGGGAGCGCCAAGTGGGGTGAAGTCAGATTCTAGAGTTGTCATTTCGCTACCACCCATTTATCGTCGCGTTTAACGTAGCAGGTATTCACAACGAACTGCGTTTCTTGCTTGGTGATTTCACCCAACCGCGTACAGTCGTGTGCATTGAATGCGTAGATGCCTCCCCCAGTGACAAGGGCGTAGAGTATCCAGAAGGCGTGGTATTCCATTAGATTACCTTGATGAGTTGTTTGTCTTGGGGCATGGTCATGTTAAGTTGCCACAAAATAACTACCCGACAACACAATGTTGTTTCCTATTGCCCCCCCAAGGGCTGCAAAGTCGGATTTAGTTAAGTCACTCATTTGCGGATCACCTTGATGTTGTTGAAAACAATCCAGACGTAGAAGCCACTCAAGGCCCAGAACACTTCGGCTGGTATCAGTGCTTGGTAGTACCAAAGAAACCCAACCACGGCGCATTTAACGAGGACTAGAGCAGGAACCACACCAAGCGTGTCCATGATCTTTTTCATCACGGGGTTAGCCTCATGCGCTGGGTCTTGGAGTGCGATCACCGTGCTGATAATGTCCAACACCTGTAAGGCAATGAAAATGTAGAGGGGGTTCATATTACTTTGATACAAAGAAACCAGAAACATACACAGTCCCACTTGCAGGAATTGCTAAAGCTACTCCCGCTCCCGCATTGCTTGTGTAAAACTGAAGTGTCCCAGAAGTTCCAAAGATACCGTTCGTAGAGTTTATTAACGCATATACCTGCGCCCCGGCTGCTAGAGTAAGACCTGCCGCAAATACCATTACGGGTGTAAATGTTGGACCGGCGTCTGCTAAAACTGCCTTTGGTAATGACATGTATAACTGCCCTGCTGCACCCCCCGTTAAAGCAGACCAAGAAATTTCTATGTCAAAGTTAGTCCTATTCCCAGCTTGCGTATACCTAGCCTTTTGGGTTGTATAAGTAGCGCCGCCAAGTGTAGTGCCACCGCCGATAACAGGAGTCCATGTAGTGTCTATATTATAGTTATTGAATGGACTTGCTCCAGCTAGAGTATTTATATTATTAAAAGCATTTACAGTGTTTACAAACGTGGTTGGGGTGTTATCAGGGGCTGCTCCAGTACCATCCAAGAAGAACGTATTCCCTGTGTAAATTAACGAAGTGCAGCAACTTGCAGTTCCAGTGATACTGTAGGACCCACTACTGACAAACATGTTGCTGTCTATACGAATAGGACCGTTAGACCCTGATGCCGCCCCTCCCCCAAGAGTAGAGTAGGTATTCGCCAGTAGAATTGCTGTTGTATTGGCACCTTCCATTTCATTACCAATAACACTCACAGTGTCAGCAGCAGCCAATCTAACTTGAACGCTTCCAGCATTGAAATTATTATTGCTGTAGGTTCTTACGTGGCCCCCATCGTCAACGATCTGTCCACAGATTGCAGACTCGTTGAATTGATTATTATTAAACGTGATTCTATTTGTAAATCCTCCACTGGCTCCAACACGGTGTGATGGGCCATTAACAAGCCATGAGGATGCAGAGATATGTCCAGCAAAAACACACCCATCAACCATAACCATTTCAGACTGATCAAGGATAAGACCACAGTCATTACCAGTGAACGAGACTCGATAGAAGTTTATAAACGATGATCCAACGTCAGCAAAGTTTGCTTTCTTGCTTGTGCTTACCGTTGACCATAGCGTCATGTCCATAACACTATAGTACGCAGCGGTGGATGAGTTGATTGGGTTGTTGATCTGAATCTGGTCTGATGAACCTGTGTATTTCAGAACGGTTGCGTTTATACCCTCACCGACATAATTTATGTTGTTCTTAAATACCAACATGGACAGGCAAAGATAAGTCCCCCTTGGAAATACTAGAGTGCCACCTGCTGTGGTAAGTGCAGCAATCGCAGCCTGAATCGCTGCTGTATCATCAGTCACCCCATCACCAACTGTACCAAAGTCCTTCACACTCACACTCTCCCGCAGCTTGGTCTGCACAGTCGTAACAACTGCACCAGTGCCAGCGGGGAGGTACTGAGCAATCGCAGCATTCGGCGTACCATTATCTAACTGCCCGTGATAAACCGAAGCGTCAACGTCGTTGAGCCAAGCACTGTCAATGGTTGTGCCAGAAATAAAAGTCTTTGTAGTCATTTTGTTAGTCCTTTAAGGAACTGAGAGGAGAGAATCCAGAATGTGTGGTATTCCATGATGGCTATGCAGCTATGTAGCTAAACGTGAAATAGATATAGCTTGATGCTCCAAGCGCACTACCCTGCAACGCAGCATTTCCAGCACTACTTTGTGACCACAAAGTTATCTGTGTGGCGTTAGGGGAAATCAAACCAAACAAGGTGCTACTTGCAGGAATAGTCACCACACCAGACATGATGAAAAAAGCACTGTCTTTGTTTGTTCCAGACTGCGCTGTGTAAGGTAGGCCAGTAATCTTCAGCGCACCTGTTGCCGTAGAAGCGCTAATGTTGATAACGCAGGTTGCAGTGACTACCTTCCCGACTTTGACGTAGCTTCCAGTTGCCGTGTGGGTCGCAGATCCACCAGTTCCAGACAACACAGGCGTCCACGCAAAAGGTAGGTCAGAGGAATCAGCAGCAGTAAAGTAGTTGTTTGTTATCGCAGCGGTTGTCAGGTTGCCTTCATATCTGTTTGTTGCAGTAGTTAGAGTATGAAATGCAAAATCAACAACGGTTATTTGAGCCGTCCCCTTAACAAACAGATTGTTTGTCATGTTGACATACTGGCTCACCGTCGTAACACCAGACCCAACAAAATTTATGGCTTTGGTTATAGTCGATTTAGGCAAAAATACGTTGTTATCTATCGTCAGGTAGCTGACTGACCCAAATTGAAGTATCCCACCCGCATTACCAGCATCAAGAAAACTGTTGTCTCTGATGATGATGTTTCTCGCAGTCTCAGCAGCTACAGTCTGCGTCCCCACATTAAACCCACTTGAACCCTGATAAAGATTTGAACTAAATGCTGCCCCATTGATGTTCTTAACTAGAACTGGAGGAGCGCTGGTCTTATGGGTATTGCCTGAAACCAAGATGCTCATGTGGGGAACAGTAGTTGTATCCTCCAAGGTTTGAAGTGTTATATCCGCACCACTTGTAGTGTTAGTCGAATCAAAGTAATTATCTCTGATGACGATTGCTGAAAGTGGCGTAGTCAAAACGGCAGAGTTTGTATAAGCCGCAACGCCCCACCCACCTCCATTACCAGTGAAGGTGTTGTTTGTGATAACTACGTTTCTGATGACATGGAAGATTTGAGCGTCAGGTTCCAAGTCAATCGGCCCCGGCATAGTAGATTTTGTGTAATTTTTGAATACACAGTTATCTATCGTCAGACCATCGCAGTCAATGGCTGAAACACCATTTCTGTTTTCTTTATTTACGCCATTAAAAACACAGTCCCTGAAAGTGACATTTTTGTTATGACGTTCAGCTACTACTGCTATATCTTGCCCAGCTAGGTACACACCATCACCGCGTGAACCAGTGATGTACATCTTAGAAAACAAGGTATTTGACACCCCACCAAGATGTACCAAGTGGGCAAACTCATAGAACGTACCTGTGTTGTTAATAATCTGGAAGTTCTCAAAAACAATGCCGTCATAGTTAACCGTTGATGATCCACTGTCAATGGTGATGTGTCTGTTTGTTGTGCCTGACACTTGAATCAGTTTGCACTGTGGTCCATCACCCCACATTCTGATGTTGTCATAGCTGGTCAAGGAATCACACAAGAATGTCCCGTTGATGTGTAGAGACCCACCACCAATTGAGTGCAGATATGTGATTGCAGCTTGGACTTTTGTTGATTCATCCGTCACACCATCTCCAACTGCCCCGAAGTCTTTAACTGAAACTGACTCCCGCAACTTACTCTGCACAGTCGTCGTAACCGCGCCTGTTCCAGCGGGTATATACTCCCCTACGCTATTCAGCCAAGCCGCCGTAATCACGGTACTACCATCAATAAAAGTCGTCATACAATTACCTTTCCAGAGATTGATCTACTAGCCACTGCTTCACCAGCAATAGCGGGATAATGCTGTGCCATCCAGGCGACTTCAACACTCGTATTTCCTCCAACCGTAGCACAGTCCGCCGTACCGTAATCCGCCATTGGACTGGATGACCACAGGTCGCAGGAGAAACGGAAACTATCCGCTGGCATCGGCTGTGCCCACGGAGGCGTAATCACATCAGGGACATTCCGTACGAAGTCCTGAGGTTGCCTCGGTTCCCAGTGCTCTGGGCAGACGAAATACCCTTGCCAGTTCTTCCGAAGCGCCGAGCCCTTTCGCTTCCTGCCGCATTCATAGCAGGTAGCATTCCAGTCGCCCATCGCGAAGTAATCAGCCCGTCCTATGCCCACGAGAATCTCCTAGGTTTCAGTACATTAGACTCGAAGTGCATGATTTAGTTCCCTGGAAGGTTGGACTGAGGTAATGGCTGGGGGGATAATTCGAACGAACTCACTTTCCAGCTCCTTTTAATTTCGCATCTGCCGCGGCCTTGGCAGCAGCCCGGCGTTTGAGCCTGGCGGTACGGAGCGTGGGGTTACGAGCTTCCTTGGCATCGCGCAAGACCAGCCGAGCTTGGAGAGCATCGGATTTCCTCTTCGCTTCGTTCCCGCCGAACTCCTGGTTGTAGACAGCCCGGCCGACCAGGGGGACCAGCGGGACGAGTTGCTTGGGATCACTCAGTCCCTTACCCAGCGTCTCCGCCATGCTGACTACAGGAGGGGTAAGCATCTTCGCTCCCACGGCCACCATCTCCTGGCCTGGGGTCTCCGACCGCTTCACCTTATCAATCGTGTAGCGAGACAGCCCGAAGTTCTGTACAAAGTTATGTACGAGATCTATGTTGTCGATCTTGAGCGGCCTGCCCATCATCCAGTCCTTGATGGAGTTAGAAGGGATGGTGACAACGGAGAGCGCGGCGGCGTAGAGAGCGAAGTTCTTCAGCCCCTCCGCGACTTGTTTGGGGTTGCCGGACTTGATCTTCTTGTACGAGTCCCGATACAACACATCCGCCTGGGTTAACATAAACTGCTTCAAGTGATACATCATCCGAGTGTTCGGGTGCGCGTTGAAGAGTTCGGTGGCTTCAGCACGAGAGGTCGGGCGAACGTCGGAAAGTTCCTGGTACAGCAGCGAGTCAACCAGGGGAGTCCGAGCCTTAGCAGTCGAACCCTGCAACTCCTCAACCAACCGAGGCATGTCCGGACCGTAGTCAGGTCCCCACTTCTCCGTCAACTTCGCTATCCCTTCAGGGGTGTTGACCAGCCGCCGATTCTTGATGAAGCTCGCGGTCAGGTTCTGACTCATCCCGAGTTGGTCCAAGGTCGCTAGCAAGTTCACCTTCAACAATCCACTCAGTACCCTGCCGGATGCGCGACTGCCAATGACTTCCTCGATCACATGGTTGGCCAGGCCAAACTCCGCTGGCTTAATTCCTCGGCGCGTGATGAGCATCCCGGCGGCTTCAACCGCGGGCCTGATCCCGTGGTGGTAGGTGGATAGCAATCCCTCGGAAGTCTGAATCAACCCCGACCCAATCTGGCTCAACAACCCTGCCCCAGTCACATTCCGAATATCCTGGAGCCAGCCGGAAGGAGCTTGCGCGCCCTTGAGGAAGCGAGCGCGGAGCATCTGCTGAACTTCGACTGCCTGCTCCGGAGTCATCTTACCTTCCCGCAGCGCCCGGTCGGTCAGTGCCCCAATCGAGTTATCCACGTTGGTGTACTGGTGGCCTGGCTTGCCGGAGTTGCGAAGGTCCTTCCCAAAGAATTCGGCGGCTGCGACGTCCTGCATAGCCGCGTGGCCGTAGTGGATCAGCGCGTCTTCCAGGGGCATGTAGAATTGCTGGGTTTCCGGCGTGACCTTCAACCGCCGGGCCTTGCCGTACCCTGGCTGGAAGGAGGTGGCTGGGTCATTCCGCATGAAGTCATTCAGCAGCATCGACCGTTCCGTGTTCGTCAACTCCCGCCCTTCCTTCTTCAGCATCTGCATATTCGCCTTGTGCAGCATGTTGGAGATGCCTGTGCGGGCTTCCTGGCCTAGGCTAGCCATCAGGCCCTTGTAATCCTTCACGACTAGGGGGAGGTAGTCAGGGATACCTTCCTTGAATCGACCAAGGGTCTTGAGGGACTCCTCAGTCTTCGTCAAGAAGTTCCTCACGGCCCGGTAACCAGAGACCGCCTCCGGATTCCCCTTGAGCGCTTCCGCCATTGCACCCCCATCAGCGGAGTAATAAGCTTGTTCCACCTGCGCACGGATGGCTTCGGGAAGGGCCTTGACTGGCTTGGTAAACGCAACGATGGCTTCGCTGGCTTTGGAGACTTCCTTCGAAGCCGCCAGCTCCATATCCCGAATGTTCCTGCGGAACTCTGGCGCGATCTCCGCCAAGCGGGTAGTCGTACGCATTAGTGCCTGGGCGGCTGGCTTGGTGGATAGACCCGCTGCGGCGAGGCCCAAGATCCCCCCGATGATCGCACCGCGCTGAGGGTCACTAGCCGCTGCGGCGCCAAGGATAGTCGCACCACCGACCACGCCTGCTTTAATCAACAAGTCCGGGTCGATGTTCCCCGCTTGCAAGTCCTTATACCCACGAAGGTTTGCTTTCAACTTCTCCTTCGCACGGAACACTTGACTCCGCACAGTCCCTTCGGGAATCCTTAGCGCCTCGGCGGCTTCCAGGTAACTCATCCCGTCGATTTCTATAGCGTTGAACGCCGCTTGCTGATCCTCCGGTAGCTTTTCCAACGCCCCCTGCATCGCCTGGGTCATCTGGTTTGCAGCGGCTTGGTCATAAGCGGAAGTATACTTCTCTGGAGACTGCGCCATCATGTGGCCTTCAGGTGCTGCGGTAGCTCCAGTTTCAGGATCAACTTCCATCGAGGTCTCTTGCAGTCGAGACTTACCACGACGCAAGTAATCGTAAGCTGCGTTCTTCGCTACGGCATGAAGGTACGTGGAGATCTTAGCATCCCCACGAAAGTCTCCTGCTTTCATAGTTTCAAAGACTCGTTTATAAGTCTCTTGAGCTATATCTTCAACCGGAAGATCCTTGCCCATTTGCGTAATAGAACGCTTGAGTTGTGGATAACTATCTTCAAAGATCTTGGCGGCAGCGTACTCTCCCTCACGCCCACCCGCCTTAAGTGTTTCAACTAACTTAGGTTCAGCCCATCCCTCAAACCGGCCTTTCATTCCAAGAGTTCCAGCTAAGCCTAAGGCAGCTAAGGTTAGTTTTTGATCGTTGGAATTATCCCCCGATAATCCGCCCGAATTATTCCACCAGTCCACCACGTGCGGGGCTGCCAGGGCACTGATGCCGAGGGCACTAATCACACCGAGCAACGCTGGGTCAGCCTTGCCGCGCTGGAACCAAGTCTTTCCATCAACGCCCTTGATCTCCCCGCGAGTCACATCTACGCCGAGGGTGCGGACAGCCTTCGCTTGCTCCGTGGTGATCAGCTTACCTTCACGCAGATTCGTCAGCGCGTCGTTGATTAGCGGAGTAATCTGACTCGGCTCCACCCCGGCTTCCCGAACCGCCTTGGCCTCGGTTGAATCGAGAAGCAACCCGTTCGCTTTCTTCTCCATCGCGGAGACCAGGGGGTGGACAGGTTCTGGAGCGGGAGCACTAGGCAACTCGCCGGAGTCCATAGCCGCCCGAGCAACTGGTTCTACAGTCACCTTTGTCGTCGGTTTGAGCACCCGATCAAACAGATTCTGCACCAGCGCTGCTTCCGCTTCCGGACCAGCTTTCTTAGCCAGCCCAAAGATCTGTTGGAGCTTAGTCTTGTCTACGACCAAGGAATCCACCGCCGCCTTCTGCGCTTTCAACTCCGCCTTCGTCGGCGGCAGAGCATCTGGAGCCGCCGGTTCAATAAGCATCACATGCGAAGGAGTCAGCGCTGGAGCTTCCGCAGTCAACGCTTCCATCGTAGTGTTTCCACGGGGCTTGATCCCGCCCTTCATACCCTTGACCCCCAGCGCATTCAGCAGCGTGTCTCGAACCGACTGGGTAGTCTCCAGCGACAGCACGCCCTTGGTTGCGTCCTCAAGGGACTTGCCGCCTTTGTCGGAGGCCTCCATTGCCCAGTTCATCACGGAGTCGATCTTGGAACCGCTGGCATCACGGGATAGGCCCAGGGTATCCGTAACCTTCTTCCAGTTCTCATTCACCCAATTGGAGGTCGTTCGCGCCCGAACCCCCGCCGTTTTCGCATTCTCCCCCATCAGCAGCGAACTAACCCGCGAGCCTGCATCCATCGCCACGCCAGCAATCCCGCCCGGCATTCCGACAAGCATATTCGTAGCTGCCTTGACTTCCTGGCCAACCTGGTCCAAGCCCCCGAGCGCCCTAGTCCTCACAGCGTCCAGCGGTGACACGTAAGCTGGCTTCGGAGCAATCCCAGTCGCTTCTTCCTCACTGATAAAGCTCCCACTCAGCACCTTCGGCCTGGCCGCTGGAGCATCCGGAGTCACCCCAAGCGCTTCTTCTTCCGCGATGAATCCCATATCAATCCTCCATGTCGTCAGCTGTTGCCATGTCCGCTTGGCTCGGGTCATTGCCATTGATTAAGGAACGGGTAAGGGGACTCGGTCCCTTCGCAGTATCAAGGACATTCAGCCCCATCTTACCCGTGGCAGGATTCATCTCCCAGCGCGCCACTCGCCCATCAGCCAGCATATACATCTTGTTCGGTTCCCTGGACTCAGGATCAAGGATCAACGGAGGAAACTCCTTCCGCAACTTCGCTTGCTCCGCCGCCCGCTTAGCATCCGTGGCGACTTGCCGAGCATCCCTAGCTTCGGGAGACTTTTCCCCGCCATTCTTAACAAGGTCGTTCTTGACTTGCTTGGTCAAGTCCGCCCGTGCCCTGGACACATCCGCTGCCGCAGAACTAGCTGATGCTGCCGCTTTGCTGCGTAGACGCGCTTGGGCACTGTCCTCCTGTTTCCGTTTCAGATCAGCCGCCTTGATAGAGTCCTGCCCTGCGCGGGTAATCATCTCCAGCACTGGGCGATCCGTTGCGTAGTCCCCGGTCAGTCCCGGCGGCAAAAGCTTCCGTGTCTCCGGATTCATCAGGGCCAGGGCATAATCCCTAGGACTCGCCGCCGCTGCCGCCGACACATTCGCTACTCTGCCCATATGTTCCAGTGCCCGCTTCTCCTCAATCTGCCGAGCTTGCTGACCACGATAATCCGTGATTGCTTCATGCTCATAGATCTTCGAGATCTGTTCCCGTATCTTCCCAGTCACTGTCGGCGGCGCGCCCCGGCCTTCCGCGAAGTCGGCGAAGCGCTGAAGCGCGCTGGCCTGACTCTTCGGCTTCCCCGTCCCTGGTTCCAGATCATCAACCGTTGCTTCCTTCCCAGCTTCCCGCGCGCTAAGCACGAACTGCCGTTGCAGCTCATTCATCTGTTGCGTGGCCACGGCCTCTGCTTCTTTCGAAGTAGCGTCAGCTTGAAACAACCTCGCCTGAGTTTGCTTCAGTTCCAACTCCGCTGGTTGCTGGGCGATGTCCCCCAGCATCTTGAGGTTCCCTAGCCCCGACGTGATAGCTTGGCGGTTATTCTCCTGGGACGCTACGATCCCCAGGGGCGCACCGAATAGATCAGCCACGAGGTGCTCCTCCCATGCCGTTCTGTACTAGCCAAGATTGTAACCAAGGCGGCATCCCAGTGTTCCCTCCGTTGACTCCGTAGCCGATGGAGCCGAGGGACTTCGACGCGAGGTCGTTCGCGTTGGCGACGCCGCTGAGCGCATTCGCATAGCCGTTGCCAGAACCCGAAGCTCCCGCGAGAGTCTGTATCCGGTCGTTCTGGAACTTCAACGCCGCCTGTGCTGCCGCCGAAGCTGCCATACCACCCGGTTGCTGGCTCGACGCGCGAGCTGCGGACATCTGCGCCGCCTTGAATCCAGGATCATTCATGAAGTCCCCGGCAATAACCTTCTGCATAGCAGCACCTGCGGCTGCACTAGGGGCGGCGGCTTGCTGTGCCAGATCCCTCTGCGCGTTGGCTTTGTTCATACCGTAGATTCCTGAACCAATGCTCATGAGGGTATCCGTCCAGTTACGTTCACCACCACCCCCTGCCATCTGTGTGCCAGTCGGCCCACCACCTGCTCCTGCTGCCGCCCCGCTAGCAAATCCTGCGGCGGCTGGGGAGGCACTGCCGAAAGGACCATACCCTGCGGCCTCTGCGTTAGCCCGCCCAACTTCCCCGCCGAGCATGCCACCAAGGGCTTGACTACCCAGCTGCGCCCCAGCTTGCCCCGCCAGCGCTCCCCCAAGCATCCCGCCCACGTAGCCCGCTCCTTGTGTTGCCACGGTCCCGGCGGGGTTGTTACTCGTAGCAACATTATACCCCATATTAGCGTAGCCGCCGCCAGGAAGCATCCCAACCAGTCCTTGAATACCTGCCTTCACTGGATCTTTAGCATTCGCCATGCCATAGATCCCGTTCGCCAAACTAGTAATCGGGTTGAACTGGGCAAGCAAGCTCATCATCTTCTGCGCTTTGCTGCCGAAAAACCCTGGCTCCTGCTGATAGCCGAAACCATTGTTAGCCTGAGGGGCCGCCAGTCCGTATCCAGCAGCATTACCAGAAGGCGCTGCTTGCATCCCCTCCGAATACCCAGTCGGCGACAAGCCTAGGTTCGACTGGCCTAGCTGACTCATGTCGAGGATGGAATTAAAGCTGTAATCCGCCGGGCTGCTGACGCTGGTAAAGCCGTTGAGGGAACTGCCGAGCCCTCCGCTAATGTCATAACCGCCGGAGCCTACACTAAATCCTTGATCCGTTCCGCTGCCGAAGGTATAACCAGGACTCGTATCATACCCTGCTGTCAACCCCGGCGTAGTACCCATCCCAGTGAAACCGTAGTTAACTCCACCACCGCCGCTAAACCCACCGCCACCAGGGGCTTCTGAATCTCCACTTGGCATATCATACTCCTTAATTAAACGATGCTAGTAATAATCCCATCCTTGATCGTTACGGTTTTCCCGACTAACGACGCGGTAGTGATTGTGCCTGTGTAACCTGTACTCCCATCACTAGATATAAAGCCGGCGGCAGTGGATGCCTGGACTGTCGTACCTTTGATAGTATTTGGGGTGGTGCTGCCGATGGTGCCGGGGACATCCCAGGAAATAGCGGACAGCTTGCCGTTGAACGTAGTCCAGTCGGCGGCTAGCAAGTACCCGGATTGAATCCCACTAGCCGCTTGAGTAGCGATGACGGTTTGACTGGAGGTTAAATGGTAATGATTGTTAGCTCCACCGCCGAGGAGTCCCGACAAGCTCTCATGGCTCCCCGTAGCGGTAGCGGTGAAGTTCTTACTCAGGTCAATAAACCAACGGAGCCAGATGGGGTTGAACACACTCCGTCCTGTGATCTCATCAACCACAACAGGCAAGGCGTAAGTTGGCGGCGGCTGAAATACACTAGCCATTAGAGTGTCCCCAGGTCAAGTTGCATTTCTATCCCTTGGAGGCGTAAGCGGGTATTCGACTGATGCCGAAGGTGCGTGGCGCGTTTGACAAAGGTTCCGCAATTCGTCAGCAACGGTCGCTTGACGCTCATATCAACCAAGCGGAAGGAGGACCAAGAATCCGCTGCGTAGTCAGAGTCGTTCACACAGACCTGGAGGATTGACCCAGGCGTCTGATCCCCGATGAATTCCTCCATTGTCATTTGCTTCCGGCGGCGAGTACCTCCGTCGAAGTTCGGCGTGTACAGATCCACCGTGATGGCTTCTCCGTCGTCGGAAGTGTACGCGGAATCCATCAGGTACAACTTCCCATTATTATGGTGCTGGAGAATCCGGCCAGTTCCCGACTGGAAAGTTCCGGCGACAATCTTAAACCAGTTCCCGTCGACATCAGTCCACTGGCTCCACATCTTATCCGTCATGTCGTAGACAAGGGTGAGGTTCTCATCCTTCAGCGTCAGCACGTAGAAGCGATGGCCTTCGTACTTGATGCCGAAGGAGGCAATGTTAGTGAAGGTCGCTTCCCCCAGCAAGCGCTCGATGGGCTTGGTGGATATCACACTTGACTTTAGGTTATCAACTGCGATGACTTGGCTCGCGCTGGCTCGATTAGTCGCCAGCCAGATCAACGTACCATCAATCTCCTGTACCGAATCCGCACTCACGCAACCGTAGTTGATCTTAGCCCCCTGCACCGGACCGAGGGGAGACGCCCCAACGGGATTCTGCGCGTCGTAAAATACCTCCGTCGACCACTCCTTCAGTGCCAGCACATACACCAGCTGCTTCGCCAGGAACACTCCACGGTCTGGTTCAATCTGCGCACCAATCGTATTGGTGAGGTCCACCCACAGATCTGGACGGTTCATTCCAATGGCGGTATCACTCCCGTGAATATACGCTGTTGGGTCCATCACGTAAGTAGTTCCGTCAAGATACGCCCAGCCTTTACAGACTAGCAGGGGAAAGTTACTGTCCGTAGTCGCCGTACCTGTACCCACACCAGGGCCGGTGGCTGTAAACACGACGCCGATAGTATTCGAGGCGGCTCCTATCAAGGTGAAATCGGTTGTACCGACAGTCAGGATAGTGTAGATTACCCCGGCGATGAAGTCTCCAGCGGTGACGGTAGCGAGGATGCTGATGGGGGTTAGGGTGGTCCCGTCCCAGTTATAAGCGGTCTGTCCGTTCCCTAACTGTAACCGTGGTGTAGCACCAAGGCTCGATGCGAAACGATACATCCCCCCGGTTGCGCCGACTGTCCCGATACTTGTGTCATTCTTGTACAGAGTCACACCGAAGATGGAGTAAATATCCCCGAGCCAGTTATACACGCCTAGCCCCACACCTACCTTCGTTGTGCCGTACTGAAGCAACCCTGGCCGCTTGAACACCCAGAACTCCCCTTCTTGCTTCCCCTTCTCCACGTACCCGTTGACGAGCTTGGAATCCTTATCCGTGCTCTCATCCCGGTTCTCGGGTTGAGGGACGAGAGGGAGGCGCTTGGGCAAAGCGACTGTTTCAGCTTGACTCATCTAAAATTCCCCTGAGCATATCCGCCCTGCGTATCCGGAGTAAACCGAGTCGGCGCATCTTCAACATCCCAGTCTTCCAGCATGGACCGATACGCCTGGGCGCGAGCTTGGCAACGATCCATGATGGCTTGGGGCTGGCCGGTGGAGATTTCATCCGCAAGTCCCCAGCGCAGGGCAATCCGCCACTCCGCCGGGAAGTTGATTGTCTCGGTCAGGTTGATGAAATTATTCACTTGGCGCTGGATGACTAGGTGTCCAGTCCCCGTAGCCGCCGTTGCATCCGGGAGTAACCAGAAGAAGATACTCAGCACGGACTGTTGCTTGTCTACGAAATATGAATTGAGCTGGCCTGTTTGCGTCACCTGGCTCAACCGAGTATACTCGTTCCAGGAAAGGGGGATCAGTGGCCGCCGAATGTTATTCGCGTCTGCGTAGTACGCTTCCACCACGCGCAGCGGCTTCGCCATCACCACGGTTCCGAGCTGGCCGAAGGTGTAAGTCCCTTGCCCGGCGATCAACGTCACCGGCAGGTCCTCCATCAACCACAACTTCAACCCCTGGGTCTGCCAGAGGTTAATCAAATCCGCAAGCTTCCGCATCCCCGTAACAACTTGCTCGGCGGAGGGCGGCTGCCCTTCTTGCAGCAACCCTGCATCGAAGTACGCGTCAGCGATTATCGCGATGGGAGTGTTGTTGTTAGGGGCTGCCATTTACTTGCTCTGTGTAGCGATGAAGGTTACGGTGGCTCCGGCGGTCAGGGAGTTGATCAAGATCCGCGTGGCCGTGACCGGGAAGGCGTAGTTGCCGTCAGCCGAGACGGTCTTAGTCACCAGAGTCGAATGCGGCCACCAGGTTTCACTGCCTACCGCCACGTACTCTCCGTGGAGGGCGTCCATACAGTGCTGGACTGTGACACTGATAGTTCCTGTGATTACGAGACCGAGCGTCGTCTGGTAATTCTGCTGACGCCAGTTGAGTGGGAAGAGCGGACTGACCGCGCCGACAGTCCAGCCGACGTTGAAAGTGTCCGCACCAGTGGTAGCACTCACACTGATACTTGTTACCGTCTGGAAGTACTTGGTAGTAGTAACCACCGCTGCGCCGTTAGGGCCGGCGATGCCTTCACTCTGCGGGCGGCCCCCTGGATCAGTGCCAACAACAGTAAAGGTCTTCCCCGAGTGATTCGTCACGGCCAGGCCAGTGATGGTTATCTGATGGCACAATCCATCAGTCGTACCGAAGGCTGTGATAGGCAGCCCCGTACCTGTGTAAACGAGCGCGCTGCCTAGCCCAGTAGCTGAGACGTCGGCGGGAGTAAAACTAATTCTATATGGGTGCATGATAATTCCTTAATTAACAACCAATTCAACATATGAGATTCCAGAACCTTGACTCGTGTACTTGGATACTCCAGACACTGTGCTAACCGTGACACCTGCGTAGGTGCCTACGTAATCATTCCCATTCGGGCCGTAGACTACACCGGCCCTCACATCAGCCTCCAGTGGCCAGACGGTAGAGCTAACATCAATCTGAAACGCATCATTCTGAAACGCGTCAAGTTGAAAAGCAACTGCCACATCACACCTTTACCAAAGTTGCGTGGAGGTCTTGGGCGGCCTCTTTGTAATTTGCCAGCGCGAACTGGATGTATTCTTGATTCCGTGATCCAAGTTCAGGTGTAAACGAATAGCCCCAAGTCGCTTGGAAGTCGCAAGAGAATCCATCCTTATTCCACTTGCTGTCGGTATGAGGCGCTTGTGTAGCTCTCCAATCCTTCGACAGGTAGTAGAAACTCATTTCAGCTACAGGCGGCCACTGGTGCGTCGGATCACCGTATGCACGATTTGATGCCCAATGCGGCACGATGATTGTGGCCTTTGCACCTACCTTAAGGACACGGTAAAGCTCATTGTAAAAATGAACCCTTTCATGTGCGGTAAGGTGTTCCAGAAAATGACTAGAGTGCGCCTCCTCCACAGAGGAATCAGCAAACGGCCACTTTGCAGTGCCGATCTTAAGAACCGTATCCACGCCTTCCATCTTGTACTGATCGACGCCATGAAAGCCTTCTTTCTTTTTGCCGCCGCAGCCGAGGTCGAGTTTGGTTGGAACTACTTTTTTCACCATGTCATGTCGGGAATCCCGCCTACTTTTCCGTCGAGGTCATAGTGCCCGACTTTCACTGATGTGTCGATAGCGCAGCGGTAGCCGAGCTTCCGTGCGTTGCTCCAGAATGCCAGATCCTGCGTGGAGACACCGCCCTGAGTCTTAGTCTCAAACAGTGGCCGCGGCAGGTTCTTATCCGAAAACATACTGAGCCGCCATACGTTGAAGCCCATCCCGGTCCCGCAGCATTCCTGCACCGACTCCGGCACTGGAATTTGCGGCCTGAAGTTCAGAACGGGGTCTTTCGGATCTCCCCAAATCTGAGCACAGCCGCCCGGTCCCTTGGTGAAATAAAGTCCACCGATGCATGAAAGTTCCGGGTGCTCTTCCATTCGCATCAGCAGTTTCACTATCCCGTCCGGCGGCGGAAGGTTGTCGTGTTCCAGCGTGATGATGTACTTGAATTTGGAAAGCTCCGGATTCGCTAATATGCTCTCGATACTGGTGGAAAACGCAGAGCCCACTTCCATCCCAACGGCAAACAATCTTACAAATTTGGCATTTGGTGGTGCGTACAGGTTCATCCATGATGCTACCGCTTTCGTAGGAATAGAGCCAAAGCACGGCACGATCGTGATGCAGGACAGGTCTTTGTAGCCGCCCTCTTTTGTGAGTCGGCTGATCGTCTGCGTCAGGTCAGCGTTGTGCTTCCCGCCGTCGTAACTCGATATGATTTGTGGGTCCATTAGGCGTCAAGCTGTAAATACATACGTTGCTGAGAAACTGCATTGGTCAAACCACTGATCGCTAGAGTTGCAGGTAGTCCGTTGGATGAGGATGAGTACACACCCTGCGCCCAATCACCGACAAAGCTTGCTGCACTTGCGGCTACCGTGCTGTTGTAAATTTTGCCAATGGTCAAGTTGTTGATGACCGACAACTCTTGGAATGCAATCCGCAGTGGCCCGGTAGCACCCGTTGTCGCAGAGGACACGATCTGAGCGTAGGCGTACTCAACCCCAGCGGTCAGTGTGCTTACAAACGGGAAGTACATGTGTTTGTAGCCTGTCAGGTTACCTTGTGCAACTGTTCCTGCGCTGCTGGTAGTGAAACTGGTAGCCCCAGCACTTACCGTGTGTCCTGCACTCAGGTTGCTTGAGTAGCTGGCTTGCATGAAGAAGTTGCTTGAAGCAATCAGGTTGTAAATCGAGGTGCTGGCACCTGATCCGCGAGAGTACAAGCCATAGCTGATCGAGTGAGCAGCTTGAGCACTGATCGCACTTGAGACCGTGGAACCTGAGTACCGACGCTCAAAGTTGCTGAATGCGATGTTGGCCGGGGCAATGAACTTCTGGAAGTAAATCGTGCCATTCACGCCCGTGCTGAATGCTGTGTTACCGCCCAACGGGGGAAACAGTTCGTACCCGCTGACCGTAGCACCGCCACCACCCCCACCACCCGCTGCACTTGCAGTGATGGTTGAACCTGCCATGCCGAATGTGACTGTCGGACTGTTTGAGAAGTACACATCACCACTTGTCACCGTGCTACCTGCTACCGCGATGTTCGGCCCGGTCTGGTTGATAGCACCACCCGCAGCTACCGACAGACTCAAGGCTAACCCGGCGCTGTTCAGCCCCATTGTTGCTGTGGCGTTCGTTCCGGCAAAGGTAGTACCAACCCCTGCAATGTTCCCACTTGCTGCCGTCTGATTCGTTTGAGCGGCATAGGTCGTGATCCAAGCCGGGATACCCATGCTCAGACCGTTGGTGTTCAAGGTTCCTACAGGCACAACACCCGCAGTAGACGCACTTGTAAAGCCTGTACCAGCGCGTCCAGATGTGACGTTGGTTGCTGCCGCAGTAGTCAGGAAAGCCGGAAAGTTCAGGCTTACCCCAGAACTGTTGATCGTTGCTGACACACCGTTTGCCGTCAGTGCTGAATTCAACCCGACAAAGTTGCTACCTGCATTCGACACCATTGCCGTAGTCAAATACTGACTGACGTTCGGACCCACGATGACAATCTGGTTGCTACCGTTCTGGCTTACCGTGACATTGTTCGATCCATTGAAGAACACCGTCCCCGTAGATGCTGAGAACGTGGTTCCCGTGGTTCCCGTGGTTCCCATCTGCAAGACGTTGACACCATCACCCGCACCGCCGCCTGCCGGCGCTGACATTGTGATTATGCTGCCAGTCAGCCCAATGGTGACATTGCCCGAACCGTTGCTGTTACCTGCCCACAAAAGAGGCATGGTGCTGTTGGCAGTGCTATTGGTGAACTGAGCAGAGTTGTACCCGTCTGCACCTCCACCACCAGCGCCAGCGGAGAGGTTCAGTTGCAGTCCTGCGCTGTTGAGCGTCATCGAGCCAGACACGTTGGTGCCAGCGAAGGTGGTGCCGACGCCTGCGATATTGCCGGAAGCGGCAGTCTGGTTGGTCTGCGCGGCGTAGGTGGTAATCCACGCGGGGATACCCATTGACAGGCCCGCAGTGTTCAGTGTGGCCGCGGGGACAACGCCCGCAGTCGAGGCGCTGGTGAATCCTGTTCCCGCTTTGTTCGCATCAACCGTCTGGGTAGCGTAGGTGGTGATCCAGGCCGGGTTTGCCAGTGTCACACCATTGCTGTTGGACCCTGCTACCACTGCCACCGCGCCGTTGGTGGTTGTAGTCACAAATCCGTGACTGTGATCACTCTGAGCCGCCGTGGTCAGGTACGCGCCGGGGGGCTGGGCGGTGGTAAGAAACTGCGACACCGACGGACCTATCACACTAACCGATGACCCTGTACCGTGGAGAGTAATGTTACTCCCACCGAAGAACTGAACGTCAGCGCCACTAACCTGACTCGTCCCTGCGGTATTCCCGCCGATGTTCAGCACCTGCCTATGGACCGAATTCCAATCACTCGGGCGCACCACGCTAGTCGCTGTTCCATCAGCGACGGTCTGCGAATAAACGTGGTTGATACTCATCAGGCACCTAGTAAAGCAGCAACCTTGGCCTTGGTCTCTGCCATTTCAGCGAGCTGGGCATCAAGGGCTTTTTGGCGAAAATCAAGCGTGACTTGCTGGGCATCGAGTTGCTTGCTGCACGTAACTTGCTGCTCCTGAAGTTCCCCTAGGGAGTCTTCGAGAACCGTCGCAGCTTGCTCGCGGATTCGCAGGGACTCTTGACGGGCAGCGAGGGCTTCCTGGGCCTTAGCCAGCCCCTCTTCCCACGCGGCCTTCTTCGCAGCGATCTCGGCGTTACTCGCTTCCACCGCAGCGTTGATCTCCTCCACCTTGGCCTGAGCAGCCGCCAGGTACTTCCCGGCTTCCTGCACAGTCGTATGCGCCTTCACCGTCGCATCCATCGTCTTGAGGGTCTCGTTGACGCTCTTCAAGATTTCCTGGTACTGCTTCGGATTAGAGATGAAATCGAAGAAGGTGGAGAACTTCTGAAGCTCCTCCAGCTTCCCTTGGTCTACTGATATGCTCATGAGAAGCTCCTTGGATTAACGCTCGACCGCTGCGAAGACGTAGTCGGTGGTCATAGTCTTGGCGACGGCTTCACCGTTGGCCATACCGAAACTGACTGTGACCGCGCCGGTTGGCAGGGTGGGGATGGCCAGGCGGCCCAGAACTACGCCGTCTTGGTAATAGATGGCTTCGCTGGCGCCGTCGTAGTAGAATGCCAGTTCACTCATTGTGGCACTGACCAGAGTGCCAAGGCCAGTTCCAGTCGTAACCACAGAACCTGTTGCGTTGTTGAACGTGAAGGTCGCTGCATTGTCTGCTTTGAGAAAGTACATACCATCACTCACTGCCAGCGGGGTAGTATCCGTCACTTGCAGACCAAACACAATGCTGCTCTGCGTAGCATCAGACACTGAGAACCGTGCCTTGAACCAAGCGCGCTTACCCGATGTGAATGCGAAACCTGAACCGACCTTTTGCAAATACGCAGAATCCGCGATACCAGCAGTATTCGTCTGCAGAATCGCGCCGCCGTTCACGTTGGTCAAAGCAACAGTCGGTGTCACGCCTACGTTAGTGATTGTCCAGTCCGCCGCGACGTACTGATCAAAGTCGTTGAAGTACGTGTGGAATTCCGTAGGATCCGGCTGACCCATCATGCCCACAGGGCTAGTAACAGCTGCGTTTGTTACGCCATTCTTAAATCTCGTTGGTGCGCCCATATCAACTCCTAGTTACGTTCTTGCGAACGGCATTGCTGCCGTAACTGGCGGGATGCGCCGCCACGCTCAGGGTAAGGCCCTAACCAATACGCCCTCGAATTACGTTGCCATAAACCGAGGGCACATCA